CTTTTCAAGCTTCGCGGCCTGAGCGTCCCGAAGAGCTCCCGTCACGTTAGCCGCTGAGCTCCGCGAATAGTTCAAAAGAGCCGGCGTCACTTGATCCACGAATTTGTCCGGCGCGCTCGCGGTGTGACGAATGCGGATTTCGTCCAATTCAAGAGCACCCCAAACGATTCGATTCGAGCACACGTAATCAAAAAGAAAAGTTTTCACGCGCAAAACGCCGCCGCCCACTTGCGAATTGGAAATGAAAAAACCACGGGCGAGCTCGCCCGTTTTCCCGTCCCGGCGGTTTGGGAGCTCTATCCGGTTTTCTTCGTCACATAAGAAAACGAACATGTCACGGTCACCGCTGTAGAGCGTGGTGTTTTCACGCGTCACCGGGACAGAGCGGCCAAACTCCCCGGGGACTTTCCACTGTCCCGAAACGCCGTCCCCGAAACGCTCCACGAGCGCGCCCACCACGTCCGCGTCCCAAACGCGGCCATAATTCGGGCCCGTCATCGCCTTAATAATTGAATCCCCGTTTTGACTAAGCAAAACGCCCACGTCTAAAGCTTCGCGCTCCACTTGCAAACCCCAATTAATACAATCCGCCGCGAGCGGAGCGGGGAGCTCGCGAAGATAACGAGCCGGCGCGCCTATTAAATTGGAAGCTTGGCCAAACGCCCAATTCGTGGGCGCGAATGCGTGGCCGTTTGGACCTTCAATTAAAAGACCTTGGTTATCGGGAGCCGGGACGGCGCGAAGCTTTTTCGAGCTCACTACTTTAGCGGCCGAAATAAGCCGCTCCACTTCAAGTTTGGCGCGCATTTCAAGAAGGGAAGTGAAACGCTCTTCGGCGGGACGTGTAGTCCATTGGTGGGACGCTTGCATTAATGTCGACATGTTGAACTCGCTTTCTGAAGTATTGAAAAAAAGAGCGTGGAAAAGATCCACGCCCAAACTTTAACACACTACTTTAAAAAAAGTCACTCCGCGCCCACGTCCCCGGCAACATGGTGACGAAGAAAAGAACCCGGCGGGAGCGAGCGAGCAAAAACCCGGAGCGCGTCCGCGTCATTGGCCGCGCCGCTTTTCCGCGTCCCATGCCACTGTATAGCGGTGGGACCGCTCGCGGCATAACATCCGCCGTCTTCGCTTAACCCTACTTTACGGGCTCCCGTACCATGAGCAACAAAAACCACCACATAATCCCGCTTAGGCCGCGCGCATAAAGGTAAGCCGCCGCCGCATTGCATGCATGTAAAGCCTTCGGATTTTTCGGCGGGACATTGGACAAATTTAACTCCCCGATATTCCACGCCACCGTCCCAAACGGTCCCGGCGGGAGCCGCCACCACGGCGGGACGGCCTGAGCTCAAAGCGTCCACGGCGGCGTCCATTGTATCGGCCGAAAAATTGATAACAGTTTTTCCGGGGATCGGCGCGGGGATCTCAGCGGCGGGGAAATGCGAATAGGTCCACGCCACGCCGTTACGCGGGACGGCGTCCAATACGGCGGCCAAATAATCCGCGTCAATCTTCGCGGCTCCGGCGGACGGGGACGGGTTAAGGCCGCAAGTCTTCGGGCATGTGCCAAATGTATTGCATGCGCCGGCGCGGTATGTAACCGCTATTGGGCCGGTTTTCCTATTCGATGACACGGGGACAGTTTTTAACATGGTGTACTCGCTTTCTTAAGTATTAACGAAACGTATTCTACACGAATTAAAAAAAGTAAGTCAACGGCGGCGCGTTTGTTCCCTTTTGTTGCGTAGTGACGAAAAAAGAGCCATTACGAGCAAACGCTTAAGACCGCTCCAGAATTCTTCTTTTTTGCGGTCCGCTTTTCTTTTTTCGATTTCTTCCGGTGAAAGTTTAGCCATTTTTACTCTGTCCCCATTTTTTCGTCGTTTTCAAAAAGTCCCGCCGCGTCCGCTTCCGATTCGAACCAATCAGGCGGCGCGAATTCCACGAGCGCGTCCACTAAAGCGTCCCGGCTCATTTCACTGTATAGGTGATTAAAAAAAATGTCGTATTGTTCCGCCGTCCAATTTAGGGCGCGCATTTTTTCGTTAACCGCTGGGCCCAAATCGTAAGCGCCACAAGCGAGTGACGGAATAAGGCTTTCTTTTGTGAGCTCTACTTTTTGCCAAGTCATGACTTTTCTCCCTTTAACAGAACATGCGGAACTTGAATGTAGTCTTCGGTGGAATGCGTGCCAATCTTTTTGGACACGTAACAACGCATCGCGGCCACTAAGGGAGTGGGACCTTTTGCCCAAATAGAGTCACTTTCCGCTTCCCAGTGCAAACCGTTTTCCGACCACACTGCGATTTTTTCACGTTCAATAATCGGTCCGGCCATTTCCCAACGAGTAGACCACCCGTGGTTTCCCCAGTTATTTTTATCTCCCCACACGGCCCAGTCGAGACCTTCCGCCTTCGTGACGGCCCAATCCAAAGCGTCCCCATCTAAGTCGTTAATGAATACCTCAACGGTGGCGACCTGTACATCAACAAGGGTTATCCACGCGGATGTTTCCGTGTAAGGCCCGTTTTCTTCGTCATCAACAATTGGGTAAGCCGCCACCATAAAAATGCCTTCTTGATAATCGCACTCAATGCTCACATCCCAAGTATTGGTATAAAACTCTTTTCCTACCAGTTCGGGAACGTCGATTTCACACCCAATCCATTCGTCGTGCCCATCTGCATAATCGTCGGGGATAAGACTATGGCCCATTTGGGCAAGCTTTTCCCGAAGAGCCTTTTCTACCAAACCCGTGTCCCACTCAAAAAATGCGCTCATGATTTAACCCTTTCTGGTTGATTAGACTAATTCGTTGGGCACTTCGACTTCATCACCCAATATGCATGCCACATAACAGCGCATTGCGGCTATCAAAAGCGTTGGGCCGTATTGAGCGAAGTCGTTAGCCGTATCATGTTGCTGGCAATGCCACCGCATATCTTCTCTAGACTCGTTGGGCCACGGGGTAACATCAAGCCACTCCCGTTCAATAATCGGCCCAGCTAAAGCCCAATCGGTTGAGTAAAAATGTGGGTCGTCAATCTCGTTAACAGCATCCCCGACTTCACACTTCGCCACCGCCCAGTCAAGGGCAGACCCTTGTAGTTCACTTGTTTTCAGTTTCATCTGTATTCCTTTCTAAAGTATTTAACAGGTACTGCAGTTCGTATGATACACGAACTATTTTAAAAGTTCCACTACCCTCGCAAAAACAAGCCCGAAACCCACAGCCACAAGCCTGACTTCAACATTTCCCTCGTTGATTCCACCTTGCCTGACAAGGCCAAGCTATCCAACTCCGCTTGGTCAACTTCCCTCGTTAAGGGAAATTCATCACAAAACAGGCAATTATCCGTGTCATCAAACGGTGCGCGGTAGCCACATTTCCCACAATGGCGCCAAATCAAATCAACCCCTTTCTTTCGTATGTCCAAAACGGCATCTTACCATCACTTCAGAAGTTCCAACCGAAGCATATGCCACTGCATCTGAGCAAGGTTACAGGCCCACACGGGCTCCACGTCAAGGCCCACCAAAACCAAATCCCCCGCTTGCTCACCCCGGTAAAGCCTGAGCTCTGCTGTTTTGCTCGAAGTCGTCCCCGGTGGGTGATACTGCACCAAAACAAAGGTCGGAACCCTTAGGTCGGCATGTTTTAGGTGGAAGGCTACTTGATGTGGGCTCAAGGCTACCTTACGGCCACGCTTCGTTACTTTCAGCTCTACCATGACAAAGCGAGGTTGTTGGGGGCCCAAGGCTATCAAGCAATCAGGAACACCTAAACCCACCCGAGACTCAAGACGGGTGATATGACTATTTGGTAGGTTTTCCTTCAGGCGTTTGTACAGGGCCGCTTCCGGCTTTATCGTTGACATCAATGTCCTCTAAGTCAGGGAAGGCTTCCAAAGCTTTACGGGCTTCAAACGGTGGGTCCTTCTCAATGGTCACGTCTTTCGCTTCCACGTCCAAAATTGCCTGTGGTGGTGGCCCACCGTACAAGCTCTTAATCTCGTTTAACTTACGTTCCACTTCTTCCCTGCTCATGGAATCAATCGTGCCGTGCCTGATTTCCTTACGTTCCACGTAAATGGTCCCTAAAGCCTGCCCACGGCGATATTCAGCTTGCACTGCGGCTCCATATGCACCGGCGGCCAAAGCGGCATCACGGATCGTCTGGAGATCCTTCATGTGCCTTTCATACGTAATGCCATACTTTGCGGCGAGCTCAGCCCGATATTCTTGGATTGCCGCGCATACGTGTGGGTTTAAATCAGGGTTTGTAAGCTTCCACGCTACCGTCTTCGCTGACTGTGGGGTATATCCAGCCCGAAGAGCCGCCTCTTTCATTGTGACGGCCCCGTCCCCGCCTACAAGCTCTTGAACGAAGGTCCACTCTTTTTGAGTCAGACGCTTACGTTGCTTTTTCAGAGGGGCTACCTTCCGACTGGTTCTCTCCTGCATCTTATTAGGTAATACCGGGGGAACGTGCCAAACGTCTTTGTAAGCCATTAAATAGTCCTCCGACAAACCCAATAGCCTGAATCAATGTCTTGCTTCAAAGAGAATCGTCTTGTTGGGTTCTTTCGATTAAATGTCTTCAATGCGTTCCTAGCGGCGTAAGCGTGGTCTTTGCCTTCCAACAGGAAAAAGTCCCCGACGATCATTGCTTTAAACGGATAACGAGCCCTGCCGGTCAGCAGGTTGTACCTCGCCACATGCCTCTTGGGCCGTATAAAGGTGTTTCCAGCAAGGGCTCGGGCCTTGTCTTCTGCTTGTTTTTCAAAGGTTTCGAGGGCACTCATGAACAGGATATTACCCCCTTCCAACACCCCGTGCAACGGGGGAGCCAAGGAAACAGTACATCAACGACCCCTATTAAGGGTGTTTCTCGAATGAAATTTTTTTTTTTCATAAAAATGACCTGTGCGCGATTTTCGTAAGATTTTGCTCCTGTGGGTATTTTTTACGACACCGCTATACACCTCTATACACCACTCATTTTTCGTGGTGTAACGACTTAAGTCCTTGATCCGTGGTCCTTTATCCCCTCCACTACACTCATTAGGGTGTTTTTTGTTCAAAAAAAAAATTTCATTTTTTCATTTCAGAAACACCCCTAATAGATGTGTGCACTGTATAGCCCCAAAAAAGTGCTGTACTGTGGTGTATAGTCCCTCCGCCCAACCCCCTTCTTTTTCCAACCCATTGTATTTATGTAACATTTTCTGTACTACACTTTTGCGTATGGTCCGCTTCCGCTTAGTACACCACTCGTTACACCACACCACTCGTTACACCACTCCTCCGAGTGGTGTATTGCCCGTAATGCGTGTATTGCAGCTTGCTTGTCTGCCGCACGACGAGCCGATTTTCCCTGAAGGTGGCTGGTGGTGGCTGGGGCATTCTCTAGACAACAACCAAGCGGTGGCCTTTGGCATCCTGGAACCCTCCCAGCAGTGGCTGGACACGGCCTACCTCTCCCGAGCGGGGGTACTACCAGCTTGGCGTGGTCAGGGGCTCCAGCGCCGTCTTATTGCCCTTCGTGAGCGTCTTGCGCGCCGGCAGGGCTTTGTTTGGATGATCTCTGACACCACGGACAATGTCCCCAGCTCCAACAACCTCATTAAAGCCGGCTACAAGCTCATAGAGCCCTCCGCCCCCTGGGCCAATAGTGAGTCACTCTATTGGTCTAAAAAGCTCGTGAAGGCCTGATTAAGTGCCCTACAAGGACCCTGCCAAGCGCGAGGCCATGGCCAAGGTGTACAAGGCCCGTTGGTATCAGAAGAACAAGCAAGTGACCAGGGAGCGCACGAGGGCCAACAAACGCAAGCAAAAGGTGGTCTGGGATGCGTTTAAGGCCTCGCAGGCCTGCTCACATTGCGGGACGACACACCCCTCGGGTGTAATCATTGATTTTCACCATGTGGATCGGACAGACAAGCAGTCGGTCCATTTCTTGATCAAGAACTACCGGTTTGCGGCGGCGATGGAGGAGATCAAAAAGTGCATCCCTTTGTGCTCGAACTGCCACCGGATCCTGCACTGGGAAGAACGTGAAACCCATAAGCGCAATAAAAAGCGAAAAAAGGCACTTAAAGGCGCCAAAAAAGCGTGAAAACGCATTTTAGTGCGCAAAAACGCTTAAGCACTCAGCTTGTAGTCGTGAAACACAAAGCCCCGGTCGCCCATTTTGTCTTTATTGATGACGGTCGAGCGGACCAACACGGATTTCCCTGACTTGAGCCTGCGGAAGTGGGCCCGTCGTTCGTGGGGCTTGGGACTTGCGTGGGTTCCCCCTCTGTATAATACGAG